CTTATCCCTTCATCACTAATATATTATTAACACCCGTATACACTAGAGATCATAACAAACATCCACACACAGCCAAATCAAGGAAAATGGCTAATGGAAAGGGCTCAGGCAAAAAGAAAGCGCGTGGCGGTAGGCTCACGAACTACCAAGCACCCTCAAGTACGGACACCTGCAGAAAAGGCGCAAAGAAATTTCCCCCCATGGGGAAAGGAGGCATGCGTCACGGTCATGCTGCGAATCAGAAGTTGTGTCGCACAATCTGTTCGCAAATTGACCCATTCTGTACCTCAGCTTGTGGTGCCAAGATCATGGACAACAATCGCACCTCTACGGTGTCATTCCAGTCAAAGTCATTCGTGACTCTGTCTTCTCTGGCATCGAACAATGCTGCCATCATGATCTCACCAGCCATCCATAATAGTTACCGATTGGCCAACTCAATCGTTGGCGACAATGTTGTCGCCACCGATCCATGGGTAACTATCCCGGAGGAACCATCGCTCTCTGTATCTTTTTCAGAGTACCGGTGTGTCTCGTTCGGAGTACGAGTATTCGGAAGTGCAGCCCTGGCAACCAGTCAGGGCACTGTTACGATAGCAACCATGCCCAGCACTGGATCAACAGGCTGGAACATATCGAGCAGTATGTACACTGACTTGCTGCGTGTACCTCTCAACGATTGTGAGGTAACGTGGGTGTCTTCTCCGACGGCTGTCGACGCACAAGAGTTTGTGTCGAACGCTGCTGGTTTCATCCCACACATGAGTGTGTGCTCCATCATGTTAGATGGTGTCGCTGCATCAACACCATGTGTCGGAATCGAAATCACATACAACTACGAACTGCGCCCTACAGTCGGCAACTTCGCCGCGCACCTCGCAAGTGGACCCAGTCCATCAGCACCCGACCTAGTCGCTGCTGCAGCTACAGTTGCAAGCAAACGCAAGGCGGCACAGGTCGGAACAGTCGCTGCCCGCAGCAAGACGTTCATGGACCTCGCTAACGAGGCTGTCGGCTGGCTTAGCAAAAATCCCGACACCATGTGGGGACTTTTGGAGCTGCTTTAGCTCACTATTACCATTTCTCTGCATGTCAACAGCATGCACGGCTAGGATGATACCTGGACTAGCCAGGTCGCTGCATTAGGCAGCTGTATCATACCATATTATCTCTAGTGTCTATTAGTTTAGTTTAGGCATTTTACAAACGCACAAAATAAAAATCAGAACACTCTACTGAGAATAAACGCATTAAAAATAAAACACTCCAAGTGAGGATAAACGAATTAAAAATTAAAATACTCTCCGTGAGGATAAACGAATAAATTCTGGATGAAGATCCTATACTGGGCGTGCGTGTTGCGGCGTACTGGGTTGGAAGGTCTCGATAGTTGGTATTGCAAATACCATCACAAACTATTGGGGGGCTACTTTCGCGAACTCTCCGAGGCTTGAACTCGGAAAACC